AGTGTGGCTAATGATATACCAACCACATCACCTACACCTACAACAGAACCAGATCCCATTCTTTCGTTTAGGTTTGGATCTTTTGTTTCTAAGTCTACAGCTATCTCATCGTATTTACCTAGATCAGGAAAGTCTGTTGGTGGTATCCACTCTGTTTGTGGTTTAAATATCATTTTCATGTTTACATTCTCCTGCTATTGCCATGTATGCAGCTGCATCGACATAGGTATCTGATGTTGGTTGACCAAACTTTGTTCTAGCTACTTTTAACAACGCCATCATGACAGCAGCATCGTGTGCCGTAATCTCTTTGTCTAAATACGCTGTCCATAGTTTTGCTATGTTTGCGTGATTTACAATTTTATCGCCGTAAGTTTTTGCTCTAGGTCCAGCGATTAATTCTTTCGCTAGTTGTAACGCTTCTTCTGTTTTCATATTTTATATCCTTTGTATATGTCCTTTGGTCTGATGACATGTAAATGATTTTTAGTTCTAGTTGCACCAACATAGAATAATCTATTTTCATCATCAGGATTTTGTTCGTAGTTTCTTTGTGTGTTTCTTGATAGATCTGTCAGGAGAACCACGTTATCCTGCTCACCACCTTTTGCACCGTGTATTGTAGATAAAGTAATTCTTGGTTTTGAATTTAACTTTTCACCATTCTCCCTCATCCTTCTTATATACCTTATTATTCTTTGCGGCGCATCATCAAAAGCTTCATACCAAATTTTATCCGTTTTCAACCAACGTCTCTCTTGTAGGTTTGAAATTTTATATGTTGCATCTTTGTCTAAAAGTTTTAAAGAATTTTTTTCAAAGTGATTCGGTGACATGTAGGATGCGATTCTATTAATTTGATCGTAGTTTATATCCACACCTTTACGGAGGTTTTCCCAATCAGTTATAGCTTTGTACAAATCTTGTTCCCGATTCGTTTTGTACTTGTTCTCGTAGTACAACCCCTGTGAGTATAAGTGATTCTCTAAATCATTTAACATAAACTTAGTTCTAGCTAGGACTAGCCAATTACCTTGTTTCATGTTAATTTGTTCAAAATCATCGTGATATGAAAGTAATCCTCTTTGTGTTTTTGGTCGCCACTCTTTTGGTAGTCGCTTTTGTATCTTATTTACTATGCGTGATGCCACATCATGAACTACCTGCGGTATTCGGTATGACTGTGTCAACTGCATTATCTTTCCTGTCTGTGATATAAAACTATCTACATCTGCACCAGCCCATCTAAATATAGCTTGATCATCGTCACCTGCTAAATATGTGTGTTCTGTTTTATCCCATATTGATTTAGCCATACCCCATTGTGTTTGAGATAAGTCTTGTGCTTCATCTATAAAAACTACATCGAATCGTGGTGATCTATCAGACTTAATAAATTCTGTAATCATGTCTGTAAAATCAATTAAGTTATAATCTTTCTTGTACTGATTTAAATCATGCACAAACTGTTTGAGTTGGTGCACCGTTATGTCTTGTGTATGTTCTTTTAAATTATATTGTTGTTCTGGTGTAATACCTCGTAATTTAGCTAATTGTACAATACGTAGTAAATCACTTTTAGTTGTAAATAATCCTGTGTGTTCGTTATCATACTCATGATAATCAACAATAATACCCATCTTCTTACCTAGATCTTCGTAGTGTCTACGTTGCATAACTTCATCCTTACGTATGCCAAGTCTTCTAAATGCTAGTGAGTGTAGTGTTCTAAAATATGGTAGGTCATCCTCTGATAGATTAAACTTAGACATGGCTCTATCTCTTGCTTCATAAGCAGCTTTCTGTGTAAAAGAAAAATATCCTATTTTATCTGGATCAGTTTGTTTCAAATACATATCTACTTCATTTAGTAAAGTGGTGGTTTTTCCTGTGCCTGGTGGTCCTAATACTATTGTTTTCATAATAAATGTGTCATTAGAATAGTTGCTATACAGATAACTGTAATAAGCGTAACGTCTTTCTTCAAAATGCGTCCTCCTTTTTAAACTTACGTTCTTTTATTTTTATTTGTTCTTTTTCAAATTGTTGTAATTTTATTACAGAGAGTTTCTTTTTACCTATATTCATTCTAACATGTTCACACCCACAATGTTCTAGCAGCCATAATATTGTTATGTCATATTTTTCTGTCCATTTATGTCTGTGTAAAAATTTATGATAAAAGTGTGTAAATATAAAATGATGGTTATTATCTTTGTTCCAAACATTCCCTGATTCCATATCCTCTTTTGTTGCACCTTCTGCTGTTCTACTAGTACAATAATTTTCTAAATGTTGTGCTAACTGCTCTAATTTTGTTGCACCAGTCGGTGCCTCTATAATTTCTGGATTAGACATTAACAGTGAAACCATATCTTTATAATCTTTTGGTTTAATTGTAGGTGGAAACTTATGTATCTGATTCATACACGCTCTAACAAAAAGTCTTTGTTCTTGTAACTCCTCTGCTTTTAGTTCTACTCTCTCACCGTCTACATTTAATCTAAATATTTTTGGATCTAATTCTACAATCTGTAAGTCAGATAATTGTGGAAATAAACTTTGTGTGCCTATTCCATATTTTCTAGTTTTACATAATTGCTTATCACAATGGTTGCACATTGGTTCTTCTGTGCATTTAAAACCATAGTCTTTATTATCTTTTCTAAATTTTGTTATTTCATCGTGTCTAAATGGATTTACAAAATGTTTAAAATTAAATGCATCTAGTTTATCTGCCCAACTGTCTGGCCACTTCTTTTTTGCATAAACTCTGTATTGGAACATAACTCTGTCTCTACCATCATCTAATTTTTCTTTTGTTAGTGATTCGAGACAAGGTGGTCCATCATCAAACTCTGATGGTGGTCTTTCTATTTTTAAGTCTTGTAATTGTTTTGGTGAGAGAGCTCCAGATTTTATAGAATTTAAAAAAGCCGTAATTGTAACAGCTTGTCCAGATTTGTCATAACAATATCTTGTTGAATTTTTACAATTAAAGTATGGTAAATTTAAAAAATTTCCTGTATCATCTTGCGATTTTAATTCAATTTGTTTTGGAAATACCTCAGCATTACCAAACCCTAGCACAGCACTAACAGACATAAGTTTGTCTCTCATTAATTTTGCTGGAACATAATCTGTTGTAAATAAAAATATATGTGCACCACCACTTTTTGATCTACACACCCAAAGCGGTATTTTATATTGATCGATTTTGTTTATGATTTCTTTGTGATTAAGAGTGTATTTATCTACGTCGATACATCCCCATCTACATTCATTGTCTTCGTTTATGGGTATGATTCCTAAACTAGGTTCAATACCATTAAGATGGTCCTCCCAATGTTTTTCAGTGACTACTTCTCTTTTGACAAAAGATTTACCTTTGACCTTTAATCCATCGGCACCTTTCTTGTCTACATAAGTGCATCCGTGCGCACGCTTTAGTCCTGTAAATATCTTTCTAAAATCTTCCATAATTGTTTCGTAGGGGGCGGATCCAGTCTCCCATCACCGCCCCAGGTCCTTCCAATGGAAGTCTTTAATATGGTGAATCGGATTTGGATTCCTGCTCTCCATGTTTTACATTCACCTCACCTTTGGAAACGTTTGCTCCAAAGTCTTTGGCAATCTTGTAAATACCTGGATCGCTAATTGGTCCAACTCTAGACACATCCCAGCCAAACCACGTGCCTTTGTCGTTAGACTGTTGCACGGTTTTTAACTTATAAATATGGCTATATGTTGGCGGTGTGAACATACCGTTCTTACCTTGCATTTTCAAACCCATCATCATTGAGTTCCATTTTCTACTCACTTTTAATTGAGTAGCTTTCATAGATATCAATGCTGTTGTTGGATTGTTGCCAAGTACAACTACGAAGTGACTTGCTGTATTTTCAAGATAGTTGCCGTTAGACAATCTATCTTTATTAAACTTGTCTCTTGTAGTTGACGGTAAGTCATCTCCAGCTTCATAGATTTTTACTGGAGCACCTTGACTCTCACCTCTGTCCTGCCATTCGATGTACTGTCTTTTGTAGTGCACCGGCACGACATCTATCCCCTTAACGCCATCATAAATCTCGTTTGTTACGGTATTTATAATCATGCCAGGTTCTGCCCCCTCAACATGTTTAGCGTCCCTCTTGTTACACTCAGGAGATAGTTGACCAAGCACTTTTAAAAACGGTAACGCAAGATCTTCTTGCGTCATGTTTAAGCCTTGGCCTGCATCAGCTTCAAAATTAACTGCAGCTAATGCGCCTTCTTTCTTTTTTGCTACTTCGCTCATGGTTATTTATTCCTCTTTATTGTTGTTTTGTTTCCAACATAAATGTT